GTAGTCTACTTTGTTTGGTACTTCTAAGTCAACAGCAGATTCCATGATGTCTTTTATTTTTTCTGCATGTTCCGGACTCTTAACAGATATATCAAGTTCATCATGCACTTGTATATGCGGTATGATATCTTCCTTATATAATTCTATCATCGCTTTCTTTGTCATGTCGGCTGCTGATCCTTGTATTAATTTGTTTAATGCTTTGTATGTGTACGCTCTTTTGATCCCTGGTCCGTGTTCCATGAGCGCTTGATCGTGAGGCAATGCTTTGTGTATACCAAACTGATTAGGTTCCCATAAATGAAAACGACAAAGTCTACCAAGTAATGTACGGATTCGACCAGAGTCCTGTGCTCTACTCATTACATTATCCATTAACATTTTAACAAAAGGTACTTTGTTATGGTATTGTTTAAACAAACTATCAGCTTTATCTTTAGATACTCCAAGCTCTGCTTGTAATTTATTTTTACCCATACCATAGAACAGACCAAGATTTATTGTCTTGGCCTGCGATCTAGGTATCTCTGCCATATCAGCAACGATCGTATGAAAGTCAGCATCGCCATCGCGATACGCATCCAATACTTCGCCCACTCCATAGAGATTCTGTAAAGCTGCATAATGCACTACCAACCTAGGCTCTTGCTGAGAATAGTCAAAACAACCCCATGTATGGCCCTCCTCGGGCACAAATAAAGCCCTGATCCGTGGTCCAAGGTCTTTGTTTCTAGCTGGTATTTGCTGTAAATTTGGATTTGAATACGAGAATCTACCAGTCACAGTTCCGCCATTATCGGACCTAAGCTGGTTAATCTCTGCATGAATTCTACCTTTATGTGAATACTTAATTATGGTATCAATAAACGTGGTATGAGCCTTGTTAATTTCACGGGCTTGGGCAATTCGTTTCACTAGCGGGTGGGGGTGATTCTGTAAAAAGTTTTTAGTAAAGGAAGGAGCAGATGTTTTCTCAGTTCTATCATAGTCTAGTTTTAGTTTATCAAAAACTTGTGCGATTGATCGTGCAGCCCATATTTGAGTGTCTATTCCTGTTGCTTTTTTTACTTCTTGGATTAATTTATTTTCTTGTTGTGCTAACTCTTGCTTCATTGTATGAGCTTTTTGAACGTCCACTCGAACGCCACGAAATCTCATGGCCACAAGACATGGAAAAAGTTCAGTCTCGAGATCAAAAATAGATTGTATATCTTGATGAAGTATTTCTTTTTTAAGTTCTTGCCAAAGTTCTAATGTAAGTTGGGCGTCTTTTTCTGCATAAGCACCAACATAAATGGCAGGTAGTTTATACATTTCTGCCTTGGCGTCAACACCCCAATCTTTTGCAGCTTGATATAAATCGCTTTCACTTTTTGTTTTACCGGTGTATCTTTTAGCACAGTTGTTTAAGTCATAGCGCATTTGATTTTCATCAACAAGGGCCGATGCAATCATCGTGTCTACAATTTTACCGCTGACACTTAAACCGAGCGCTTGAATCCAACACACGTCATACATGGCGTTGTGAAATATTTTTATAGCTGGTGTATCAAGTACACCTTGAAACCACTTTAAAACTTTTTTTCTATCCATGTTGCCACCGCCTTCGTGTGCAATAGGATAATAACCTGACCAACCAGGTACAGCTACAGCAATTCCTGTAACGTCTCCTTTACCAATTACAGATCCTGATCCCATCTTCATTAGATCTGGGTCTTTAGTTTCTAAGTCAATTGCAATTTCATCATATTTAGATAAGTCTGGAAAATTTTCTGGTGGTAACCACTCTGTCTGTGGTTTAAATAGAGGTATCTGCATCGTAATCCCTTTCAAGTATCATTTCTAAATAATGTATTGCTTTTTTAATGTCTTGTGCTTTTCCTTTCGAAGAATGCCTGCATATATATTTTATAGCATTACCCTCTGCAAAAAGCAATTTGTTCTCATTAATAAATTCTGCTGGCTGAATTTTCATCTTTCGATAGTGTTTTCCACCCACTTGGTCTTCTAAAGAATTGTACGTTGTTGATTTAAACATATCTTTGTTTGTCATAGTATATATCCCTTCTCATATTTTTTTGGTTCTATTATGTGTAAGTTTTCTTTTGTTCTAGTTGCACCCACATAGAACAATCTGTTTTCATCGTCTGGATCTCTTTCATAACCTTTCATAGTATTTTGTGTTAAATCTGTTAACAACACAACGTTTTGTGATTCACCACCCTTAGCTCCGTGTATAGTAGATAATTCTATTCGTGGTTTCTCATTTAGTTTTTCCCCATTCTTTCTCATCTTTCTTAAATAATCTACTTTAGTTTGTCCTGCATCATCAAACGCTTCATACCAAACTGTTTTAACTTGTAGACCATAATCTTTTGTAAGTTGATCTATGCCATAAAAAGATTCTTTAGCCATGCCTTTTATTTTTTTCTTATGCCAATTTTTAGATGTCATGTATTTAGATATACTTTCTATTTGTTTATAAGAAATTAATTGACCTTGTCTTAATTGCTCCCACGCTGTAGCTGCTTCGTGTAAATCTTTTTCTGTACCTCTTCTATATCGCGATAAATAATATAATCCACGTTGATATAAAGATTCTTCTATATCTTTTAATAAATGTTTAGTTCTTGCTAACACTAACCATTCTCCTGATGACATATTTATTGTGTCAGCATTGTAATGTCTGTGTAAACTACCTTGTACAGTTTTTGGTTGCCATGTTTTATCTATTCTATTTCTAATTCTATTAATAATACCCATAGCTACACCATGCACTTTTGCAGGTATTCTAAATGATTGTGTAAGTGGTAAATATTGTCCTTCTAAAGCTATAAAAGAATCTACATCTGCACCAGCCCATTTGTATATAGCTTGATCATCATCGCCGGCAATAAAAGAATCTTCTGTTTTATTCCATATTGTTCTAGCCATGTCCCACTGCATTAACGATAAGTCTTGTGCTTCGTCAATAAATACTACATCAAATTTTGGTGACTTGTCAGACTTTGTAAACTCTGTAATCATGTCATTAAAATCTATTAAGTTATATTCTTTTTTGTATCTGGTTAATTCATTATCTATAATTCTTAATGTACTTCGTTCTAAATCTTGTGTGTGTTCATGTAAGTCAAACTGTTGTTCTGGTGTAATGTTTCGTAGTTGTGCTAATTGTATGATACGTAAATACTCACTGTCAGAATTAAATGCACTACCTTGATCTTCTTGATAATCTGCATAAGTTACAGGAAAACCTAACTTCTTTCCTAAATCTTTGTAATGTCTTTGTTGCATTACTTGATCTTTTTTTATTCCAAGTTTTCTAAATGCCAGTGAGTGTAGTGTTCTAAAATATGGTAAATCATCTTCTGTAAGATTAAATTTTTTAATTGCTCTGTCTCTTGCTTCGTACGCAGCTTTCTGTGTAAATGCAAAGTATCCAACTTTATCAGGATCTGTTTGTTTTAAATAATCATCTACTTTGTTTAACAAAGTTGTAGTCTTACCTGTACCTGGTGGTCCTAATACTATTGTTCTCATCTTTCACTCGCCGTTTTTAATCTATGACATTCTTTACAAAGTAGTTGAAACTTTGCGTGTTGTTTATGGTACTCTCTCCATATTTTTCTGTGATCTTCTCTTAACCTCCAATATAGACCTTGTATTTCTTTGTTCATACTTTTTTTAAATTCTTCTTTGTCATAAATAGTAAAAAAAGAATTTACTATTGTTTTATATGGAATAACATGATCGACGTCCAAACCAGCTTCTTTTGGACAAGAACAGTCAAAACACTCTTGAATGTGCTGATTATTTTTTCTATATTCTTCTGATTGATATTTTACTTCATATCTCATTGCCGAGTGTAATCTTTCATCATCTGTTTGAGTTCCTTTTCCAAAACAAGATAAATATGATTTGGCAGTGACTGACTCTATAGAATTATCTTCTAATTTAAAACCAAGACAGTAATCATTATAGTCGTCTTTAATTAAAACAAAATTTTTAATATTTTGACCTTTAGTCTTTCTCCCATACCAATCACCATCAACTAAATAGTTTCTAAATAAATTACTAACATTTGAATTTTTTAATGGAGTTTGTTCTGTTAATTGGATTACAGGCTCTACACAATTTAAACCAGTGTCTACTGTTTCTCTCACCAAACTTCTAAAAAATTTATAAGCTTTAGATTTATTTTTAAAATCTTTTCCACATATATTTGTATATTTCATTAATAAGGATCCTTTGGTTTTAATTCTTTTTGTGTATAATCATCTGTTTTTTTATCAAATTGTTTAACAACAAATACAGATATTCTTTCTTTGCTAATTCTTTTATCATCACAGTTGCATGTTTCTTTTAACATCTGTGCTGTACGTGAGTAAGGTACATCCCAACGTTTTCTAATTAAAAACTGATTGTAAAATTTGTCAAATATAAAATGGTGATAACCATCTTTAGTTAATACACCACCACGTTTTAAATCTTTTATGTCAGACCCTATATGTCTATCTAAACAAAATTCTTCTAAATGATTTTGTAATTGATCCTGAGTAGTCACTCCTTCTG